CCTCATCAGAACAACAACTACACCCACTATTCCAAGAAAAAACTACCTCAATCTCATCTTCTTCAAAAACCGTTTCATAACAATCTTCTTCTTTAAATCCTTTTAAAGCACAAGCAACATTAATTGCTTTTTTTCTTATTTCTAATACGGTTTTTTTAATTTCTGCTGTTTCCATCGCTAAATAACGCACTACAACAATTTGTATAAGTAATAGCCGTTGCAGTGCTTGGTTTTAAAACTATTACTATTTATTAAGTTAATTTCTAATTCGATACTTCTGTGATTCTAATCGGCTACTACTCATACAATAGCCGTTACAAACAATGCTCTTTTTTAGTCGCTAACTTACCAAGTCTAATAATCTCATTTGCTTCTTTGCCATCTATTTGTATATACCTTGCGTTTCCTTTTTGCTTTCTAAGGTTGTGAAATTCTGTGAATACTTGCTGATGCATAGTTTCAAGAATCGCACAGTTTGTAACACCAGATATAAATAAATTTTTCAACTTACTTTCGTTAGTCTTTATCCAAGTCTTAACAATAGCTTCATTTGTCCATTGTGACTTATCGTATGATTCCTTATGGTCGTCTATATGGTTTAGCATTTCTGTAAAAATCTGTTCTAATTCGTTCATTTGTTTTGTGTTTAATCGTTAAAAAATCTATTCATATCTGCATACCGTTGTAAACAATTGCCTTACTTCTTTAGTTCTTGTTTTAGCCAAGCATAGCAGTTTTGCCACCCAATCTTATAAGATGGTTTACAAAGGTTATTGTGTATTGTTTTTTGCACATCATCAGCGTATTCGTTTTTATTTAAATTACTTTCATCAAAAGTCGGCAACTGTGCACAACAATGTGTAACAGTAATAGCTTCTTCTTGTTTATCTACATAAGCTTCTAATTCTTTTACATAGTCTTTTAAGTACATCAACTCAATACTTGGGTTGGCAATTGTTTCTTTAATAAAATCTGTAATTTTTGGTTTTTTCATTTTTGTTAATTTAAGTTATTATTTCACACTACTACTGTTACACGTTAACGTTAGTAACAAGCGGTTTTACGGTAACTCACTCTGGCGGGTATTAAACCGCCAGTTACTAACACCGTACATAAATAATAGCCTAAGTAAGTGCTTTATCAATGGTTCGGTCTTATCAGCAACGCAACTACTTATTTTTCCCCACCCTTTTTAGCGTGTTCAATTAAAACATCTTGGATATAATTTTTCAAATCCTTTTTTGCTTTAATAGCTAGTATCTGTAAATTTTCAAGAGTATTATCTTCTTCTGGTATGTCTATAAGCTTTCTCATTATAATATCTCTTTTACAAATTCTAATTCACTTGTAGATAACACCATCTTTTTAGAAAGTTTAACTAAAGTTTGTTTAAGGTTGTGTAACATTTCAATATCCTTAACTAATTGCTCTTTTTTAACTTGAGATATACCTCTATCAGAAGCAACTTTAGCTTGTCCTAATTCAATTATTTGTTCGTTAATAAGATTGATTCTTTCTTTAATTTGAGTAGTCATAATTTTAAGTTTTATTTAATAATATTCAAATATACATTATATATATGATATATACAAGTTTTATTTAATAATATTATAAA